GCGTGCAAAGCGGGTTCTGCGAGGCGCGATTTCTCACTATTTATGACCCTTTTCAGCCGAGCTGGTTGTTGTAATGTTGAGTCTTATCAGTGGCTTAGGAACCGCCCCGCTGAGGGCCCGGCCGATCGGCGCTAAGTCGTTGAAGAAATAAACATATGGCAGCCAGAACGAAGTCCGGAAAAAAAAAGGCGGCCAAGAAAAAGCGCGGGGTCAATTCTGCAACCCTGGGGCCGCAGAAGGCCACCCCGGATCCGGATCTGGTTCGATGCATGAACCAGACCGATGCCGCTGCGTGGGTTGGAGTCTCGGTCACCATGTTTCGGCAGTACCAGGTCGAGCCACATGCGCGCCGCGGCCGGGAGGTTTACTACTCGGAGGGCTCGCTCAAGGAACTGATCCGGAAGCAAGCCTATGACCGCGGCTACAAGGCAGGCGTATCCGCGACCCCGGTCGATGCCGCTGATCTGCTGACTGCCCAGGCCCGCGCCGAACTGCGGCTGACCGAGGAACGGGGCGAAACACAATCGCTGAAGAACGCGCAGCTGCGCCGAGAACTGATCCCGGTGCAGGTGATTTCGATGGTGCTGGCCAAGATCGGGTCGCAGATTTCTGGCGCGCTTGATCCGCTGCCGGGTGCGCTCAAGCGCCGAGTCGCCAAGCTGACGACCGCCGACATCCACACCGTCAAAGAGGTAATCGCCAAATGCAAGAACACGGCGGCTGCTGCGACTGTTGACTGGGATGAGTTCGACATCGAGTTTGATGCAAAAACCGGCGATTCTGGCGATTGAAAACGCCATAGCGCTCGGGCTGCGGACACTACGCACCCCTGAGCCCCTGCGGTGTGACGAATGGATCGAGCGGCATTTCTACTTGTCGCCTGAATCGTCATACGAAGAAGGGCCGATGCAGCTCTACCCGTTCCAGCGGGGCATTGCCCAGATGATGGGCAACGAGGAAATCGAAGAGCTGTGGTGCAAGAAGTCGGCCCGCGTCGGCTACACCAAGCTGCTGGTAGGCGCCACGCAGTATGCGATCGAGCACAAGCGCCGCAACGTCGCGATCTGGTCTCCGAGTGACGACCACCGCGATCGCCTGACCAAGCAGGAAATCGAACCAGCGATCCGAGACAACCCGGTCATTCGCAGAATCTTCCCCTGGTACGGGAAGAAGGCCAAGCAGAACACGCTATCGCTCAAGCAGTTCGTCGGCGCGGCGCTGCACCTGCTTGGTGGCAAAGCCGCGAAGAACTACCGGTCGATTTCCATCGACATGGCGGTGCTCGACGAGCTGGACGGGTTCGATGCCAGCATCGAGCGCGAAGGCCCGCCCGTCGAACTCGCCTGGCGGCGCGCGGAGGGCAGCAGCTTCAAGAAGTTGATCGCCGGGTCCACGCCCCATCTGAAAGGCTGGTCGATGATCGAATCGGGCGAAGAAGCCTGCGAAGTGCGGCTGCGCTGGCATATCCCGTGCCCGCACTGTGGCCATGAACAGGAGCTGCAGTGGGGCGGTGCGGACGCCGAATACGGGTTCAAGTGGAACGGCGGCACGTACAAGGAAGCGACCGAGTCCGTGCATTATCAGTGCGTGCACTGCAAAGAAAGAATCACCGAACCGCAGGCCCGCGCGCAGGCTGCCAAGGCCGGCCGGTGGATGACCGACGACGGCACGATTTGGCTCGATGAAGACCTCGGCATCTTCCGCAGCGAAAAGGGCGCGGCGATCGACACCCCGCGCACGATCGGGATCCGGCTCTGGTCAGCAGTCAACGACCGAGTGCCCTGGTCCAAGATCGTCGGCGAATGGCTGGGCGCGCAGAAAAAGCGCGACAACCTGCAATCGTTCGTCAACCTTACCCTCGGTGAATCGTGGGAAGAAGAGGGCGTCAGCAACCTCGACTACGAGGTACTACACCGAACCCGGCGCGAGAACTACGACCACCCGGCCCCCGAAGGCGTCGTCGCGCTCACCTTTGGCGTTGACGTCCAGGACGACCGCTTCGAAATCCAGTGGGATGGCTGGGGCGCGCACGAAGAACGCTGGACGCTCGACTACCAGATCCTCAACGGCGACCTGACCAAGCCCTACATCTGGAAGCAATTGTCCGAGGTATTGACGCGCCAGTTCCGCGGCGATACCGGCCGCCTGCACGAACCGGTATGCGGCTGCATCGACCACGGTGGCCACTACGGCGACGAGGTCGTCACGCTCGCCAAAGCCCTTGGCCCGCTGTTCCTGATCCCGGTAAAGGGTGCTGCGACCTATAGCAAGCCGATCATCACCTGGCCCAAGCGCCCGAACAAGAACGGCATATACCTGGTCAGCGTCGGCACCGACACAGGCAAGACGCTGATGCACCGCCGCCTGATGATCGAAGAACCCGGCCCCGGCTTCTGGCACTGGCCGCGCAGCGAATCGTTCGGCTTGGAGTATTTCAAGCAGCTCACGGCCGAAGAACTACGCCCCAAGCACACGCCATCCGGCCGCCGGCTGGTCTGGCAGATGCGCAAGGGTCGGCGGCGCAACGAGCCGTGGGATTGCAGCAACTACAGCCTGGCCGCCATCCGCATTGCCCAGGAACGCTTCGGCATCGCCCTGGACAACCCGGATTCCGTCCCCAGCCATTCGCGCCGGGTCGACACTACGGCGGCAAGGAAGTCACTTTCAGACCTCGCACGGGAGCTCAACGATGGTTGACCAGGCAGCTCTGCAATCCGAGCTGGACGAGCTGTACATCGTCCGCCGCAAGCTGCTCACGGGCGAGCATGTCGAGCAGTACCAGTTGGGCCGTGGCGACGCAAGCCGGCGTGTACAGCGCACGCCGCCGGACATCAATCGTGTCGAGGCGCGCATCCGCACGCTGGAAGCTCAGCTCGGCATCAACACCAGCCGTCGCCGCGGCGTCATCGGAGTCAGTTACTGATGCGCCCGCAGCCTGACACCGGCCCGCGCATCCTCGATCAGCACGGCAACGTGCTAAGCGCGCGAAGCTATCAAGGCGGCGATCGCACCGACCAGGCACTGTCGCGCTGGCTGCCGATGCTGCAGTCGCCGGATGATGAGGTTGTCGATGGCTGGGAAACCAGCGTCGGGCGCCTACGTGATCTAATCCGCGAAAACGGCATCACCAGCGGGCTCGTGCAGACCCAGCTTGACAGCGTGATTGGCCCGGACCTGATGCTGGTCCCGAAGCCCGATTACCGCGCGCTCGGCCTGAGCGCCGAATGGGCGCAGGAATTTGCCGCCGCCGTACGTTGCAGGTGGCGCGCCTACGCCTACGACCCGCAAAACCGGATCCACGCCAGCGAAGTACTGGACTTCCCGGGCTTGATTCGGCAGGGCTACCGCTCGCGCATGATGACCGGCGAAATCACGGCCACAGCAGAATGGATCGAGCGGGACGGATGGCCCTATCGCACGGCCATTCAGCCCTTCGATCCCGAGCGGATGAGCACCCCGTCCGACAAGATCGAGGACCCGGGCCTGCGCCACGGCGTGGTGAAGAACCGCTTCGGCGCTCCGGTGGGCGCATTCATCCGAAACGCCCACCCGAACGACAGCATGCACCTGCGCGGGCAGCTACGCTGGCGCTACGTGCCCAGCCGCACGCCGTTCGGGCGGCTGCAGCTCATTCACCTGTATGACCAGGAGCGCCCCGGCCAATCGCGCGGCCGCACCGGTCTGCTCTCGGCGATCAAGCAGATCAAGATGCTCGAGCGCTGGCAGTCGACCGCAATGCAGGCCGCCATCATCAACAGCATGTACGCCGCCGTCATCGAGTCAAGCGTCGAACATCCGGAGATCATGGCCGCGCTCGGTCAGCAGGAGAGCCCGCAAGCGACCTACCTGCGCGACGCCCTTGAATACCACCAGGGCACCGACCGAATCCAGTTCGACGGTGCCAAGATCGCGCACCTGTTCCCGGGAGAAAAGCTGGATCTGCAATCAGCCAAGCAGCCAGTTGCCGCCTTCGAGCAGTTCGAGCGCGCCGCGCTCCGCCATATCGCAGCGGCCACCAACAGCAGCTACGAGCAACTGAGCAAGGACTACACCAACACGACGTTCAGCAGTGCGCGCGCCTCGATGCTAGAGGCCTGGAAGTTCGTGCTCAGCGAGCGCCACCACGTCGCAAATCGGTACGCCTCGATCATCTATACGCTCTGGCTTGAGGATTCAATAAGTTCCGGCGACATCCCCGTGCCCGGTGGCCTGGGAGCATTCCTGGCTCCCGGAGGCAAGCGCGCATTTTCGCAGGCCAAGTGGATCGGCCCCGGCCGCGAAGAGATCGACCCGGTAAAACGGTCCAACTCAACCCGCATCGACATCAGCCTTGGGCTCACCAGCCATGAGGAAGAAGCCGCAGCCCGCGGTCGTCAACTCGACGAAATAATCGACGAACAGACCGCCCTGTATCGCAAATACCAGGCCAAGGGCGTGCCCGAAGAAACCGCGCGACGGCTGGTATGGGGCGCCGCCAACGTCGCCTTCGAGGATTCCGACATGGCCGCCGATGAAGCAACCGAACAAGGGAGCCAGAATGGCTGATCAACCGAAACTCGACGTCACCGTCCGGCAGTTCGACCTGCCGCACCTTGCCGCGCGCTTTTTCGATACGCCGCTGCTGATCCAGCCCGACAAGGTACAGGCGCTGGCCTGGGCACTGCGTGGCAAGCTCGGCCTAAGCGTTGAACAGCCGGCCGGCGCGGTGATGGAAGCATCTGGCCCCGGCCTCATGGGGGAACGCATGGACCCGCGCGGCGGCTACCATGTCGATCGCGGCGTCGCCGTCCTGCCCATTCGCGGCACGCTGGTCAACCGAGGGGCGTGGATCGGCAGTTCGTCCGGCCTCACCAGCTACGAGGGCATCGCGCATCAGCTCGACCTGATCGCCGCCGACGAACGCGTTCGCGCGGTCATGCTCGACGTGCACAGCTACGGCGGAGAGGCCACCGGCGTGGACGACCTCGGCCGCATGATCAGAGCGCTCGAAAAGCCGGCCTACGCCATGATCGACGGCGCCGGATCCAGCGCGGCCTACTGGATTGCAGCCGCAACCCGCCGGGTCTACATCGCCAACTCCAGCCACGGCGGCAGCATCGGCGTAGTCATCACGCACGCCTC